TGTGACGATGTAATTTCAAAAAAGATTGCAGCGTGCAAACACGTTGTAAACGCGTGTAAAAGATTTAAAGCAGATTTAAAGCGAAAGGATATAAAATTTGAAAATGATTTGTATCTGCACGCTGTGCAGTTCATCGAGGAATTAGAGCATTCCGTCGGTTTATACGCAAACAAGAAATTTTTGCTAGAACCTTGGCAGCATTTTATAATTGCTAATATTTTTGGATTTTTAAAATTGGATGGCACTCGAAGATTTACGAGGGCTTATGTCGAGGTCCCTCGTAAAAATGGCAAGTCGACATTTTCAAACGCTATAATGTTATACGGCCTTATTGCCGATGGTGAGGAAGGGGCGCAGGTTTATTCTGCAGCTACAAAACTCGACCAGGCAATGATGGTATTCTCAGAGGGTGCTCGAGTTTGCAAGCAGTTGGATTGGCTTAGAGATGATGTGAATGTTTATAACTCTGTTAATAACAGAAGGATAAATTTTGGCACTTCCGTATATCGGCCTCTCGAATGGAATCCAGGCAAACAGGATGGATTGAATACGCATTTTTGTTGCATTGACGAATATCACGCGCATAGCAATGATGAGTTATATAACGTAATTCGGAATTCAATGGGCGCTAGATCTCAGCCGTTGCTATTTACAATCACGACAGCAGGCTTCAATCGTGAGTCGGCGTGTTATAAACACAGAGACTATTGCGTGAAGGTTTTGAATAAAGGCGTAAACGATGACGCTTTGTTTTCTGTGATCTATAGTTTGGATGATAAGGATGACTGGACAGACTCGGCCAATTGGCAGAAAGCCAATCCGAATTGGGGCGTAAGTGTAAACCCTCGCCAACTTGAGGAAGGATTGAACGAGGCCCGCGAGCTGCCACATAAACAAGTTGAATTTAAAACGAAGTTATTAAATGTTTGGACAGATACGGCCACAACTTGGATCAGTGACGAAAAATGGATTTCATGTGCAAATGACGATGAGCCTGCAGGCGAATGTTATGGCGGTTTAGATTTGGCGTCGACAGGTGACTTTTGTGCTTTCAGTTTAATTTGGCCATCGGATGGCTACAAAGTCAAAACTTGGTATTGGCTTCCAGATGCAGCAGCGCAACGAAGGAATGATCAAATTGGAGTATCTATTAGGACGTGGGCGCATGAAGGTTGGATTCATTTAACGGATGGCAACGTGACGGACTATTCATTTATCAAATCAAAGATTTTGGAATTATCGGATCAATATGATATTAAAGATATTGCATTTGATAGATTTAACGCTACGCAGTTAGTCATTGAGTTAGGGAATGAAGGAATGACGATGTATCCATTTGGACAGGGTTTTGTTTCAATGTCGGCGCCTACCAAAGAACTTGAGAGGCTTGTGAACATTGCGGAGCTACAACATGACGGTAACCCCGTCACTCGTTGGATGATGAGTAATATTTTATTGAGACAGGATCCAGCTGCCAATATAAAAATAGACAAGGCGAAATCTGGAGACAAGGTCGACGGCCCTGTTTCTATTGTGATGGCCTTGGGAACATATATGCAAGAACAATCTAAAAACGTACAGGATGCAGAGTTATGGTTTACAAATATTTAGTCACGAAGATTTTATAAAAATCTATTATAACAACTTGCCGAATTTTAAAACATACGGCGAGGCTTATGAGCATACAGAGAGCTTGTATCGTGAGAAGTACGGTCAAAATAAATACAGCAGCTATGTTGTTTTTCGTGCGACTCTGAGTCGATATATGCGCACTCATCCTAAATTGTAACAAAAAAAATAAATCTGTAATTTAATATTGTGGCATGGCTTCATTGTTAAGCATATTCAAACCAAAAACACAACAGCGATCAAGCTTGTCGGCTCCGACTGACTGGCTTATGCAATCGTTGACTTCTTTATTTGGAAGTCAAACGAGTAGCGGAGTGGCTGTAAACGCCAATAGCGCAATGAGCATTGCGAGCGTGCACGCTTGCGTCAGAGTTATTTCAGACGCCATCTCAAGTCTATCTTTTAAATTATATTTCGACGATGGCACAAATAAGCGTCAAGTCGTGGCTCATTATTCTAACTATGTTTTAAACGAGCCAAACCCTTATCAAACTAAATTTGATTTCATGAATTTCATGACATCGCAATTAGTTTTAAAAGGCAACGCTTACGCTTTGATTAACAGGGACGAGAGATTCATTGCGACATCTATTCATCCAATTATTAGCGATTCAGTGTCGGCATACCTTATGGACGGTGAGATGTTTTATAGAGTGAACGCTCCAGGCTTTCCATCTGTGATTCCCGCGAGTGATATGTTGCACTTCAAAGGTTTGTCAACTGATAATGTATTGGTTGGAAAATCTCCAATTATAATGCACGCCGAAACATTGGGCATTGATCTTGCCGCTATTAAGTCAAGCGCATCTGTTTATAAAAATGGAACATTAAAATTCATTTTAAAATCACAATCAAAAATTGATCAAGCGCAGGCGGGACCATTGCGCAAATCTTTGGATGATGTAATCGAAGGAAACCAACGCAGTACTGTATTGCCTCATGGAGTTGAAATGGAAAAACTTTCCATGACTCCAGAGGAGGCTCAATATATTCAAGCTCGTCAATTCTCGGCTGAGGAAATCGCTCGAATTTTTGGTGTTCCCGCTTCCATGATTGGAGCAAAAGACGGCATTAAGTCAAGCGTTGAGCAGGAATATCAAGATTTTTATTCAAGAACTTTAATGAGTTATTGCATAAACATCGAGCAGGAACTTCGCAGAAAGTTATTAACTGAGACTGATAAAACATTTTTTTATTTTAAATTCAATTTCAATTCATTATTGAGAGCCAGCGCAAACGATAGAGCTGACTTTTATAATAAAGGAATTCGAGGCGGATGGTTAAGCCCAAACGAGGCGAGAGCATTCGAGGATGCAAATGGATTCGAGGGTGGTGAGAAATACTATGTTGAAGCGAATTTGATTCCTGCGGACCAATTCGAGGCTTACATGAATGCAAAGATTGAGCAGCTTATGAGTAGCGCATATTCAAATAATAATCCAGACGGGAACAATAACAATACACAGGCATGAAAACATTTAGAGTATTAGGGAGTGTAAACTACAGAGCAGAGGGCGAAAATATGCCAAAGCAATTTGGCGGCATCGCTGCTGTTGTGGACGTTACAACAGATCTAAAATACTTTGAGGAAAAAATTCTCAGAGGCGCATTTGATAACGCATTAAAAAAAGATTACGACATTCGCTGTCTTTTTAATCATGAAAGTGAGTGTATTCTTGGGCGTACAAAAGCCAATACTTGCAATGTTTATGTAAATGCCGAGGGAAATCTTGAGTACACTTGGATTCCAGATTATGAAAATCCATTGCACATGCAAGTCGCTCGCAGTATTATGCGCGGAGACATCACTCAGTCATCGTTTGCATTTACGGTAAAAGATAGATCATGGGAGAAATCTGAAAAATACGGCGATTTATCGCTGCACGTTATTAAAGAAATCGAGGATTTATATGATGTTAGCCCTGTGACTTATCCTGCCTATGTAGACACAGAGGCAGAGGCTCGCAGTTTGGAAAATACCAAACCAAAAAAACAGAATGAATCTGATCAAATTGAAATACTAAAAACAAAATATAAATGAAAATCAAAGCTTTGAAAGAAGAAAAAGGACGTTTAATCGAAGAATTGAACAACCTTCAAAACAGCATTAACGTTGAAGCGCGTTCAATGTCTGAGACTGAAAAAAATCGTTTCTCTGAAATCGACGCTCGTCTTGACGTTATTGCGTCTGAGACTGAAACTCTTGAGAAATTACAAATGAGAGCATCTGAGAAAGTTGCAAGCGCTCCTGTATATGGTGCAGCTTCAACTAGCGAAAAAACTGAGCGCTCTAAAATGGCTGCTCAATACTCTTTCAAGAGAGCTATCGAACAAGCTACAACTGGCCGCAGAGATGGTGTTGAATTTGAAATGCACAAAGAAGCTGCTGACGAGTTCCAACGTGCAGGCGTAAGCGTAAGCGCTCACTCTGTATTATTACCGTCTGACGTTTTCAAACGTGACATGTCAGCTACAGGCGGAACTTCGGGTTCTGAGGGTGGTGTAAACATCCAGACCAATGTTGGCGGGATCATTGATGTGTTATTACCTGCAACCGTTTTGAATGGTTTAGGAATCACTCGTTTTGATAACTTGACTGGAAACTTAGATCTTCCAACTGCAAGCACTCAGCCTGCTGCTGGATGGAATACTGAAAATGGAACTGCAACAGAGAAATCTCCAGCGTTTTCAAAAATCAGTTTTTCACCAAAGAGATTAGCTGCATACATTCAAGTTTCAAATCAGTTATTGCGTCAATCATCAAATTCAATTGATGCTTATGTGCGTCAATATTTGATCAATGCAATGGCTATCGAATTAGAGAAAGCGGCTATTAAAGGCGGCGGATCTAACGAGCCGACAGGTATTATTGGGAACAGCAATGTAAACGTAATATATGCAGGTGGCGCAAGTTCAAACAGCACCAACGCAAACGGAGCTGCAATTGTTTGGGCTGACGTTGTAAACGCAATGAAAGCTGTTGAAAATAATAACGCTATGGGGCAGGCTTATTTGACTAACCCATTGGTTAAAGCTGCTTTGCAAGTTACAGGTCGTCAAGCTAGTGGCGTTGAAGGTAACTTCATTTTACAAAGTGGCGCAGGTGAGTTGAACGGCTATCCGTTAGCAACTACGACCAACGTTCCAAGCAACTTGTCAAAAGGTACAAGCTCAACATTGTCTGCAATGATCTTCGGAGATTTCAGCAAATTAGCTGTAGCTTCTTGGGGTGGTATGGAGTTGACTGTAGATCCATATTCTGGAGCAA